AGAAGATTGCAACGCTTGTAACATTGCAATTTTTTGTGTGTCAGTTCTTGTCTCTTTCCTTTTCATATTTCCCTCTTTTGAGTTATAATTAAGTCCGTTATAACATCCAATGCCTCATTGGAATCGTTTACTACATAGTCCTTTAATTTCAAAGGTATGTTGTTTACTCTAGTGGTTATTGATTTTATGTGACGTTCCGTCTGATTGGAATCGCGTTTTCGACGTCCTTCAGCACCGTCCCCAGTTATTTTCACTATCGTAGGATTCATTTTAGAAATCACTTTGCTATTTGTAAACCTATCACCCTCCAAAATTACTAATCTATTTTGCGTTATGGCCATAAATCCATCAATGTCTGTAATTACACTCATTGAAAGTCTATCACTGCCTTCGAACATTGTGCCATCATATTTACCCACGACAATCACCTCCTCGGATTGATGAAAATAGAATTTGCCGTATTTCTGCCTTTTATCGCAGTTGAACCGGTTTATAATGGCTTTCATTACCCAAGTCTTTCCTACTCCCGGGGATCCGATTAAAAGTATAGTGTTGCTCATTATCTAGTGTAGTTATTGTAAAGATTATCAAAACATTCCCAATCTCCATCCATCATAATTACTTGACCAGTCCTTAGATAGTGATTTTGCTTAATTGGATTCACTCCATAGTCCTTTGGATTGGATTCTAATCTTAATCTCTTGGGTAATGATTCCCTGCGAGCCTCCCAAAATATCCATAACGCTGAATGATTGTTCCAATTATCCTCTGCAACCTTTATTCTGTCGTGAAACATATCATTGTAAACATTAGGATACCTTCTATTTGGCCTATGCCACGACTTATAGCAACATAATGTAGTTTCCAACGTAAAATATGAGACATCCTCGTGCGGGAATCGTTCTTTAGCTTCATTCAATAGTATTTCACCTTCTTGTTTTAGCCATTCGATTATTTCATCCGTGTATTTGACATCATTTTTGTACCAATCGAGATCATCCCTTCCCAAGACCTTGCATAATCCGTTGCGATGGGACTTGGAACCGGATATATCATCAAGAAATAATTGAGAACAGTCTAAATGTAAACCGGCCAATCGTAGATACTCTAAATATGAAAATGTGGCTAACCTTCCAAATAAGTAAAAGTTGTTTATTACAAAATCCCAAAGATTGTCAAAGTTCTTGTACTTGTTCTCTGATTTTAAATATGGCCAAAACAACTCAAATTGTGATTTGCCACCCAGCAACCCGATGTACATTTTGACTACATCTTCAAACTGATTTTTGACATATCTCCTATCTGTGTCCCACCCAAATTTGGTGTAATTGGATCTAAAATATTTTGATAATTCTTCAATTTTTACATTTTCAATATCTGGAAATTTACGCCAAATAAGATACGTTGTGACCACATTTTGACAACACCCATTTATGAATGTGAACCATAATTTTTGCTCAACAGACATTTTATGCCTTTCAAAAATGAATGGAAATGTGTAATAAATTGCCCCGGCATGTGCTTTGTATTTCAAGTGAAATTCGTAAAATCTCAAGAACACTTCTCGTCTGTATTCCGGCTTTCTGAAGTCCATTCCGATTTGCAAATCTGTAACTTCTTGGACCCCATTTAAGTGGCAATATCTTCCAATCTTCATAATTTGATGTTTATTTTTGGCCCTTCTGTATCACTAGCTCCCATAGGAATTATTAACTTCTCAACTTTCATAACACCTTCATTAGAAAATGGTGTAAAGTTGCTTAAATTAACTCTTATGGCTGTTTTTTACCATTTTAGCATTTCAGTAATTTACACCCATTTTGGCTCATTCCCGACAATCCAAAACAGTGTTTTTTCATTCCAAAATTGCTGAAATTTGTCTTTGTTGGCCATTATGTAATTGATGCATTTCCCCTCATACCTTGGATGAAATTCTATGGTCGAAATCTTGTATGGCATCAAATCCTCGTAACGACAAAACCCAGTTCCATTCAAATTGAAATGATGAATTTTGATTTTTGGTTCTTGACTAGATTGTGTTTCAAACCCAATGGACGTCATATCAAATTTTGAATTTATGTTCAGACCTATGACCTCACTTATTGTGCCCAGACGTTTTGGTATGTAACCTAAGTTTTTTGACCCGTTGTTGCCTATACCCATCAGAACAATATTCTTGAGTGATTCCGGTTTATGAACGGCTAACCCATATAAAATGGAAACAACTGAATTACAAGATCCACACGGTATTATAATCGTCTCAACGTGATTTGGTATATTCCTAACTTGGAACGCACCTACTTCGTGGAATCGTTCTATATCTTCCGGCTTATTAAGTTTCTCGTCAACCGTGATATTAGTTTCCAATACCTCGTGGTTGGGGATCTTTTTGGCTAATGAAAACGATATTGATTGTAACGCCTTGGCATAACCAACCTTACTTAGATAGAATTTAGCACCCAGTTGATGTGCTAAAAACATATTCTTGTGTTCCATATAATTTTTGGAACCGGTTGCAATTAAGCATCCAATACCATAATGCTTACAGATTGAAGCAATAAATGGATGTTGTGGTGAACCAACTACTGAACCGGATATAACTCCGGATATTCGCTTATTCTTTACCCATCTATTTACTAGATATATGCATTGACGTAGTTTACTGCCATTGATAGATGAATATCCCATAGGTGCGAAATAATCCTCCCTCTTGAACCAAATTCCCTCGTGTTGCTCAACCGGTGTTAAATCATATAAATGCTTTTCCCATTGGACCACATTTCTGTCGTATGAATTAACCTTGAATATTGTACTACTCATTTTTGAATGCTCTTAATGGATAGAACACCAACGTATTGCGATAGCCTTTCTGTTCAACCGGTACGATTGGCGTTACTCCGTGTAAATTTCGCCACGCTGGATAGACCAGCATCGAATTATCATATGACCCAAATGTTGCACCGTAATCCGGAACTGTTGTATTTCCACCTCTACTGCCTTCTCTTTTGGCTATAATTACATTTACGCACCCTTTCAGATTAGCATTATCGATATGATATGCCGCTGAAATATTGTAGTTTGAAATTGATGACGTGAACAACCTTCCAAATCTCCATTCTTCCGGGACGTTTTCAGATATGATACGTTCTTGTTCCTCATAAATATGTGGAGTAAGTTTTTTAATTAACTCTTCACTCTCTCTACAAACGATTAACATAGCTTTAATGAACGTATCTGCCGTTTTTACATCGTGAACACTGCTACGAGTAGGATATGCCCTTCTCATATGTGGTTTAGGTGGAACAGAACCAATGATTGTAGAATATTGCTCAACTCCGTTACCTCCTTCCCTTCTTGCGTTCAATGCTGATGACCTTGACATTGTAGATTTTGGGACCCTTTTGGATCTGAACTCTGCATTGGCTATATCTACATATTTGGCCAACATAGGATTGTGTTTCCGAATATCTCTTATGTAGAATCCAATTATTTCGCCATTATCCGCAAGGAAACAATCCTCAGTAACATTAGGTGAAATCATTTCACATACATCACCAACCTTGTAATTGTGCGGTACAGTGGTTAAATTAATTGTTTTCATACGTTTTCCGGATGTTTTGTAATTCTCTTAATAAATGGCCTCCAATGTATATCTTTCGTTCCCTACATTGCTTCTCTAACTCCTTTGCCATTTCATAATGTTCCATATCGATTGGAATCTGAATGGCGTGTTTAACCCCAGACGTCATCATATCTACCTGCTCAGTAAGATCTTCGTAATCCAATGCCGAATAATCGATAGTCTGTTTACCCATCCATTTATCGACAATATTGGTATTCCATTCAATCTCCAATGCCTCCCAATCCCATTCGCCATATGATAAATTGTCTTTAATAATTAGTTCCTTCTCCTTATCTTGACTAATATCAATCATCATCGCCGGAATCGTTTTCATTCCTAAATCGATACATGCCCGGTAACGCATATTACCACACAATATCTCCTTATTCTTATTTATGATGACATATCGAACGCCCATCATATCAGGAAAGTCCAATATCGATTGCTTAGTAGCTTCGAACTTGTACTCGTCTATGTTTCGTGGATTGTCCGAAAATGGCTTTAAATCTTCAATCTTGTATATTTCAATCTTCATTTTCTAATTGTTTTTTCATTGTTTGAATTAGAATTTCACCAATATTTACCTTTTTAGATCTCAGTAAATTAACCAGACCAAATGCCTCATCATAATCTCCTAATTGAAATTCTATTTGGATAACTTTTTTCGGTTCAACATCTCTGTCCTTTGGATCAGAATCAACTACTACATCATCAATCTTTTCACCTTCACAATCGTATTCCAAATCTTCTTCAGTTGGTTCGAATAACATATCACTCGGTTGCCAAACGTCTAGACCCCATTCACCCAGCTTAATATCATCAAAATTATTTGCCAACGCATCCCAATCCCATTCGCCGTAACTGACATTATCCTTAATCATAAATTCATCCTTTTTCTCCTTACTCAGGCCTTTAAGTTGAATTATGCTAACATTGGTTAGACCAGCTTCACAAAGTGCTTTATAACGCATGTTCCCTCCCAAAATAACCATATCCTCGTCTACGACCAATGGCCGGAACTCGAGCATCTCTGGAAAGTCAATAATTGACTTGACTAATTTCTTGAATTTATGGTCGCGTATCGTCCTAGGATTCTTTGGATTCAATTTAACCTCTGAAACGTTTACTACTCTAATGTCTTGAGTATTCCATTCAGACTTCACAGTTG